GCTGTACCTGAAGCTGTAAATGTATAGTTATTAGCATTTGTAACTGTAATTGTAAATCCCGAAGCGTTATTAATATCCGCAGCAGTTATACCTCCACCAGATTCTCCATCTCTAAATCTAACTGTATCACTTGTAGATCTTCCATGATTGTCTTCAAATACTGTAATAGTTGTAGATCCGCTTGTAGTAGACAGTGGATTTAAAGTTAATACCCTTGCAACAGCAGGTTCAACTCTTGCAGGCCTTGCATTTAATAAACCTTGTGGATCTGCACTATGTGGTTTTGGTTCTAATTGAGGATGCTTAGGTTCAAACTCCGATATATGAACTCTCGCACCATTCCATTCTATTACCATTTCAGAGTATGGAAAAGCCATACCTGATCTGTCTGATATAAACTGTGCATATTTACCTGAAGAAAGATTTGACATTAAGACTCCGGATAATAAACTTTAGGACTAATAAAAGTACTTGATGATGAGCCGTCCTCTTGTAAAGCTCTTTGTAATTCATCTTCATACAACATCTTTAGCATTTGAACTCTTTCAGGTGCATTTTTAATAGCAAGATAATAAGCTAAACCTGCAGTCATACATGGTACAAATCTGTAAGGTACATCTGCATCATTAGTATAATCACCTGCATCTTGTATTCTTTTTACATAATAATAATTTAAAAACTTACCTGCTTCACTAGATCCAGGAGTTAAATATAAAGTAATTGTAATTTTATCTATAAATCTTTGAACAAAATATTGTGATGGTGTTCCAGTAGAAGTTTTATTGGATAGTGCTTGATACTGTGATCTGTTTATTTTTGTAAGTGGTGTATCTACATTAGAGTTTCTATAAGATGCTTCTAATATATCGTCTACTCCATAAACAGCTGTAGCACTTGAAGTACCATCTGTTGTTGATCTAAACATTGTATATGTTGCTTGATCTGCAACTAGTGTAATATTGTTGTTTGCAACTTCCCAATAATGCAAACCTCTGTTTGCCCATTCTTGAAATAAAATATTAAGGGACCTTCGTGCAGACTTTAATTGATAACCAGATACACCTTGTACGCCTAGTCTTTCATATGACTCTTCAACAATATCAGAAATAGAAAAACCTTTTTCAAAGGTAGCTGTACCCGAAGTAGTGTTAGCCATTTACTCTCCTATTTATCTAGAATAACAGTTACAGTTGCATTTGAAATTGCTGAAATAGTCATTCCACTTTCAAATAAAATTCCATCTTCTGCTAGATTATAAGAAAATACATCACCTGCTGGTACATCTACTTGAAACTGTGTTACTGAGTTTCCATCTTGTAGTGTAACTGAACCTGCAGAACCTGTTGATGCTAAAATAATTCCTCTTAATCTTGTTCTTCCTGCGAATACAGAACCTGTTCCTGTTTTTCTAACTGCTTTTACGTCTGACTTCATTAGCCTGTGTATCCTATTGTTACTGAGTCTGTTTGATCTAAATCTAAATAGACTCCTGTTTTAAATCTTATACCAGAACCAGGGACCATTAGATCTAATCCTTCAGATCCAAACTTAACTTGTAATTCTAAAGAACCACCTGTTCCAGTTCCATCATGTAATTTAACAACACTATTAGCTGCTGCATGAGCTTGTATGTATGTAACTCTACAAGGACCTATGTTTGTACTACCACCAGTGATAGTTTTAAAATTACCGTCCGCTGTTAATGTTGTAAATTTCTGATCACTTATAAACGATCCGCCGCCTGCCATAATTATTCTCCATTAAATTTAAGTGGGGCCGAAGCCCCACAATAAATTAATTATTACGCTATTGTTGCACCTTGAACTGAAGTTGCAACCCAACCAATAGTACTGTTCCAAACTAAAGTAGCTGATTCAGCTACTGCATCGAATGTAATTGTCGTT